GTAGACACTATGTCCCAACCTAATAAGTCAAAGTCGTCTTGTACTTCTAACACTTCTCCTACTTGTTTTAAACTTCCCATTCCACGAGATGAAACGCCTACTTTAATGCCTGATTCAATTAATGCTTTTACTATGTTGCCTGATGGAGTAGGTAAAATTTCTAATATTCCCATTATTTTGTTGTCATCCCACCAGACTTTAGTAATGTTGTGTGACACGTTTTTCAAGTTAATGATTTGAGAGTCTGGGTGATCTAACTCTCCTAATGCTCTTCTTTCAACAACTAATGTGCCATATTTGTTTATTTCTCTGTCCCATAGTTCTTTTGAATAGTATCTTCCGTTGCCGTTTTTCTTTTCAACAGTAGTAAGTATGGTTTCAACCAATGGATTACCATTAGAACCTTTACGTCCTTCTGTAAGGAATTGAGGTGATATGTTAATTAAACGAGTTTCTACAAGTAGTGATTTCATGTTTATTTTGAATTCATATGTAAATTGTTAATTTCATCCCAAGCATCATTACTTACTGGTATTATATCTTTAGTTCCATCATCATATACAATACTGTATGACTTATCTCCATTTTGAGTATATGTTTTAACTGTTTTTCCGTTTATTTCAATATACTCAGCTCCACTATTGCTTCTTTTTAATTCTTCTTGAATAATTTTAGCTATTACAGAACGAATTTTTGATTCAGCTAGTGACTCCATATGGCTTGATGGTCCATATCCACCTGCTGGATCTGTATCATCTGGTCCAAAATCATGTTCTGCTTCTTTATCTCTTGTATCATAATCAAAATCACCTAAATCTTCTGAGCCTGCTTCTTTTCCTAAAAGATATGAAAGTAATTCTTCACGTTTAAGTTCTCCGACTTCATTATATTCAATAAAATCTTCCATTCCATCTTCTTTAGCCCAATTGATAATGTCTTCATCAGACATATTATCATATTGTGATGAATTGAAACCTTCTTCTAATTGATTAGGTAAAGGCAACATGAATACATTTTTCTTAGGATTAAATTTAGTGTCAACATCTAATAAATAATATTCACCTGTTTTAGCTAATTTACCTTTTTCGTTTAATGTTTTAACTAATTTTCTAAATTCTGGAGATATTAATTTTAAATCTTCTGATGTAATGCCTGTGCCTGATTTAGATTGTAATGCTGAGCCTGTAAATCTTCCTCTTTGAGCTCCAGCTATTGCTTCTAATAAATGTTGTGAAATTTGTAATTTAATATTTTCACCTGATCTAATTATTTTAATATGTGGTTTTTCAAAATTCATTCTTCTATTACCTTCTGCATTTATTACTTCAAATGCTTCTTTTGATAGTAAAGTATTTGTTGGAATAAAACGTCTTCCACCTGCGCCTGAACCTGCACCTGAACCAACATTCATACCCATTTGGTATGATATTTCTTCTAAACCTTCTTGCAACTTCATTGTTTTCTCAGCACCAGGCATTTTCATTTTTTTAACACCCGCAGAATTTTGAGGAGTTGTTGTCATTTCTTTAACTTTTTTAGGCATAGAATCTTTTGCTTCTTTGTCGCCTAATGAGTCTTGAACGTTTGCTTTTACTTTTACTTCTTTTTCAATGTCACCATATCCTGATGCTTTATACTTTCCTTTTGGAGCTTTAGGCTCACCTAAACCAGGTGCTTCAGTTGTAAAACCAATACCTTTAACTCCAAACATTCCATCTTTAGTGTAATGTAAACAATCTTTAGCTAAGTTTTTAACTACAATGTCTTTAAGTTCATCTCCAGTTTTACCTGTGTTTTTAGGGTCGCCTAATTCTGCTAAGTATCCTTTTAGTATTTCGTTAAAGTTGATGTTATCAGCGTTTTTTACATTTTTATTATCGTACATATTTCGGTTAGCGTCTTCTGCTTCCTTAGATATACTTTTTTCTTCCGCTTTAACTTCAGCCTCAAATATTTGTTTCCAATTAGTAATGTTAAATCCTTTAGTAACAACGCCACCAATTGCTTCATTGATAAGTTGTTTAGACTTCAATATGTTTACTGAAGTGTCAAAGTCTAAGAATTTAGTAAGGTACTGTGGAAAAGTTTGTCTAGCTTGTTTTAAAAACTGATCTTTATTTCCTTTACCACTTTTAATGGAGTTGAATTGTTCTTGTAGTGTCATGTTATTTTTTATCTCTGAATAATGTTATTAAATCGTCTAAATAGTCTACTGCTAAATCTGTGCCATACTTAACTTGAAAGTCAGGAGACATTTTATAGTACTCCATAGTTTCTTCTTTTGACTTTTTCAATAGTGGCAGTAAAGTGTTTAACTTGTCTTCGATTTTATCGTAGTCACCTATTCTGTCGCCTATAAATTTTTTCAATGCCGGTTCTTGTAAGTTCAATGAATCAACATATGATTGAGAAGTTTGTTCTTCTTTTAATTTCTTTTTCCATAAATCTTTATGATCAATGGTTTTAGATTGTTTGTGAAGTTTTTCAGTGTCAACTGGCTTCCAACCTAACTTGTAATAGTAAATATTTTGAGCTCCTTTAGCTCCCTTTTTAGGATTAAAGGCATATGGGGTTGCATACTGAGCTCCTTCACCTGGTGTGAAGTGACCTGCGCTAGCTCCTCCTCCAGTTGAACTCATTTCTTTTAAACGTTTACGAACAAGTTCTTTAACTTCTTCTTCGTTTATAGATGACAATGATTTATATTGTTTTGGATAATTAGCTCTCAAATGAGTTCTAAATTGATTCCATACATATCCTAAACCATTGTATATTTCTTTAAATTTTGGATCTTTTTTAACCTCATCAAACATGATGAATTTTTTATACTCATTAACAAGAGTTCTAAACGTCTTATATATTAAGGCATAATTAGCTTCATATTTAACATCCCAAGTTACTGTTCCTGTTTCTGGATCTACTTGAGAAGGTGTTGTTGAAATACCTGACTTATTTTCCATTGACTTGTTTTAGTTCTTCAAGTAAATCACAATATTGTAATAAGTTAACTATATGATCGTTGTTGATTTTATCGTTTTTTTCTAAACTAACTAAAACATTTTTTACTGTTTCGTCCAATTTAATTTTAGTAACTGGATTTTTAGTTGTTTTATTTAACACAATAAGACTTTTTTTAATTTCTTGTATTTTAATGTTGTAAAAGTCCTTTAATTTTGCTGGATTGTCTACACTATTAATGAATTCTTTAAGAATAGATTTTTTACTGTCACTAAAGTCAGCATACTTATTGTTAAATTTATCAAGTAATATTCTGTAAGTTAAAATGCGAGTATCATTGTCATACTTAGAAAATTCTTCCATCAATTCATCTGGTTTATTTTCTTTTTTAACTGAGAAAGTTAAATGTTCTAATATAGCTAATTTATTGGTAATTACCTGATCTGTTGACACTGATTTATTGTCATGTGCTTCAATTAGAGTGTATAATGCAGCGTGTGCTTTATAGTTAGGTAACTTAGTTTTGAAAAATTCCTCTAAATTGTAATGTTCTTTAATCTCTTTAATCAGATTGTACTTCTGTCTTTTAAGAGCAGACTTGTTAAGTTGTTTAGAACTTTCTAAGACTGAGTTGATTATGATGTCTGCTTTACCTTCGGTTAAGTTAGTACGTTTTAATAAACTTTCATATAGTTTATATTCACGACCTAGTTCTGTCTTGTTGAAGTATTTTTTTAAGATATTGGTAGCTTTTGAGTCGTTACCAGATAATGTATCCGCGGTAATTTGTCGAACTAAAAGCTCAAAAAGTATACCTGTGTTCTTAAATTTTGAATGTTTTACTAACATCTAGATTGTATTTTTTGTTATAAATATATAAGGAAATTTTAATCTCGCAATTGATTTTCGTCAAGTAATGATTCTTTTGCTTTATCAGATTGAAACACTAATTTCTTCTCAATTTCATTTAAAAATTGTTTATTTTTTAAATAAGTAGTTTCATTTAATGACTTATTGCTTCCATATCCTGGCTGATCATCTGTCTTCATGTCTTTTCTGCCTAACCTATCTCTGCCAAATACATTGTCTTGAGTATTAATGTTTGACACCTTTTCTTTAGGACGACCTAATGTTGCGTCGTCACCATATCCTGCTGGTACATTACTTGGATCAGATGTCATTCTACTCTTACCGTACAATGATGCTAAGTCGTGTGGTGTACCATATGATTTACCTGTTTCTAATGGATCATTTCCTTCCTCAGTTACCTGACCTAATCTAAACTTACGCTTAGCGTCTTGTAAAATAAGTTCTCTGTATTCATCAAATTGATCTTCACTAAAATGGAATACGTTGTGGTAAATCCAATCTGTAGGCAACAATTGAGCTTCCATTATGTTTTTAGCTAAGTCTACCTTTTCCTTCATTAACGCAATTCTTTCTTGATCATAAATGATAGATGGAGTAGTTAATGAAATTTCAAAGTTTGTTAATGTTTCGCCTCTATATCCTTGAGTGTATAAATGTACTAATGCAATTTTATACAATTCAGATAATATAATACGTTGAATTCTATCAATTGTACGAGCAAAACGAATGTCTTCTGCTGCTAATGTTGCTTTACCTGACAAATCTTTATCATAACCCATAAATGCTTTAGGCACTTTAAGTGCGGCAAATAATTTGTCTCTTAAATAAGCCACATCTTCAATGCCATTGTATTCTAAACCTTTAGTAGTTTCAATTTTAGTTGCTGTATCGTTGCCACGAACTGGAATGTAAAAATCTTCTAACATGTTTTGCATGTTATACTTTAAGTTATACTCACCAGTTTGAGGATCCATATACGGTGTTTTCTTCATTGTGGTGATTGTCTTCTTCATAAAGTTTTCTACTTCATTAGGAGGAATAGCACCAACGTTAATGTAAAACACACGTTTTTCTGGAGCGCGAGATATTCTATGAATTAACATAGCATCTTCCATCAATGTGTACTGTTTAAACAATTTACGTGCTGGTTCAATGTATGAACGACCATAAGGTAAATAGTTAACATCCGTTAATAAACGAAAGTGGGCCATTTCATAGTTGTCAAAATATATTCCACTTGAATCATCTTGTGCTTTTTGATTTGGAACAGTATACTGTCCTGTGCCTCCAACATAACCATCTGGACTAAATCTAAATCTTACTGATGCTGGATTTTCTTTGTCATAATTTTCTTGGCGCATAATATGATATGCTGTGTATGGTATAACATTGTACACTCCAAATTTCTCAGCTATTTCTAACTTTAAGAAAAAGTCACCATATTTACACATTTGTCTAACCCAAGACCACATGTTAAACTCAATGTTTAACACATCATAAAACAAGTTGTAAAGTATTTTTTGAACATCTTCATCTGAACTACGAATTTGTAACACTTCACCCATTTCATTTTTTAAAGAACATTCATCTGACACAATGTCTAAAGCAGAAGCTATAATAGCGTCTGTGTCCATTACATCATAGTCTGAATATAGTTGAGATCTTAAATATTGATAGTTAACATTTAACTGTTGACCATAAAGTGACGTAGTGTTAGGTGAGTAAATTCTACTGTATCTGTCTACTAATGAATTTGTTTGATATTCACCACTTTGTTGGATTGAATTAACATCCATTACTCGAAGTTGATTGCCTCCTTCATTTCTGACAATTACGTCAGTTGAAAATAATCGTTTTAACCTCGGAAATATACTTTTATCTGCCATTTTTTATTTAATTAATTAACCAACTTATGTCTTCATTTTGATCATTTCCTACTTTCATTGAATATGGATTATCTGTTCCTGATGCAAAGTAAGCTCCTTGATATTGAGCAGGTCTTGATATGTTTCCAATTGTTGCTCTTGTCATTTCAATTCCTTGTTGTTTGTTTTTTAAAGCTGTGTCTCTTACATACATTGCTGTGTTGAAAGACATTACTAAATCATCATTGTAACCGGTTTGTGCTTCTGCTCTACCATTTTTCCAAACGAATATTTTCATTTCTTCAATCAATCGTTTTGATCTAATGATAACACTATGATCACCTAAATATTCTCTTCCCTTATTGATTACTAGTGGTCGTGATTTTAATGACATAGTAAAACCCGGTACCATTTTCGATGTGTCTTCATATCTACTATACGAATCAGAAGTTGGGGAGTCACTTTTAGATGAATAGTAAAGATTTCTATAGTTTCTTTCTAGAATAGCGTCTAATGTAGACCAACCAATATTGGCATTTTCAACTACTAACAGTGCTTCGTTGTATTCTGTTGCTATACCAACTAACATATATCCAAATTCTTTTGGAGACAGTTGACTTTTAAATTCTGCTACTTGAGCATTTGTTTCTAAGTCAAATACATGAAATGCTGAGTAGTCTTTACCATCACCTCTAGCAACGTCAGCTACTACCATGTAATTTCTTGAATAGTCAGGTGCTTCCCACACCCATAAATTCTTGTCTACTCCTCGTCTTTCCATTGGTTCAACAACATTAGCAGTCATCATATATTCAAGATGTTCTGGATAGTAAACTACCTCACCTGATGTTGTAAAGTCACAGTCACACTCTTGTGCTGCTAATCTTGGATCACCTAATTCTACATCTTGTTTATCTCTCCATGCTTGATCTCGTTCTGGATGTAAACTCCAAGGTAACTTAATTGGTAAAAAGTTATTTTCACCTGCTTCTGCTCTCACCCACGTTTTATGAAACCAATTTCCTGTGCCGAATGGAGTTGACAATACTATTGCTCCACCTCCGGTTGCTAAGGTTTGTTGAGCAGATGCCCAAATTGGCTCAATACCATCAATGAATGCTGCCTCATCTATAATTAGTAAAGACACAGCTTCAGATCTACCTGCGTCACTTGCTGCTGATGTTGCTTTAATTTGTGAACCATTACTTAATCGTAGAGTTAACTTATTGTTTTCTATTGCTCCTACTTTAAGCCATGATGGTAAATTATCATACATAAACTTGGTTTTAGTAACCATGTTTTTGGCTGTTTCTTGCTTAGTAGCTATACAAAGAATATTTTTATCTTTATGAAATGTCATCATCCACAAAGAATATCCTGCAGCTAATGTTGATATGCCTAATTGTCTTGACTTTAGAATAAGTGAATATGGATTATCTTTCCATAAACTTAATACTTTAGCCTGGAATGGGTACAAGTTAAATATAACTCGTCCACGTTGTGGATGTTGTATGTTACAATATTTACGCATAAAGTGGCTTGGATCTTGGGCACACTTAATGTATTCTGCTCTTATTATTTCTTTTAAATCTGACATTATTTTTTACCTATTTTCCAATAGACTCTTAAACTTAAATTTGGTTGTAAATTTCCATCAATACCTACTCCTAATCCATAAACCTGTTTCTTTTTAGTTCTCAATAATAATTCAGGACCAAAAAAGTTTATACCGGTTGAACTTCCTACTAATCCTAAACCAGCATAAAATTCGTTTTTATTTTTGATAATAGTATTGGTAGTAGTTACAGTAGGAAATTTAAGTGTATATTTTATATTTCTAACTTTGATTTTATTTTGTGTAATTGAATCTCCTATGTGGAAATTTAAAGTGTCTGTTTTTAATGAATCTTCATAATAGTAAGTAGAATAATAGTCACCAATAACATATGATGTGTCTATTTTAACAGTAGTATCATGAATGTATTTTATTTTGGTATTCCACTTAGGAACATATGTAGGAACGTATTCTATTATTGTAGCATATGATGTATCTGTTACAGTGATAGTATCATTTTCAGGTACAATTACTTTACCTCCACCACAAGATTTTTGCAGCAATATTACAATAATTAGTGTTACTATAATTAAAAAGTAAAATTTACTCTTATTTTCAGACCAATTCATTATGATATAAGATCACCAGTAAGATTTTTAATTGTACTTACTTTGATAAGTATACTTCTATTATTTTGAATGTATTGTTTTAATGCTTTCATTTTCTTTTCATATTCAGCATCTTTATTCTTCATTGCTTTAATTTTAGCTGATAAGTTTTTTACAATAGTAGCTGCGGCATTAGCTGCTTTTATCTTTTCATCATCTATACCTTTAGATGCTGTTTTTTCTATATCTTTTTCTACTGCTTTGATGTCAGCCATTTTAGGCTCTTCTTCAGGAGTGTCAAATTCTTTGTCAACTTTAAAGAATGTATCTTCTTCATCTTCTACTTCTTCTTCGTCACCTGCTACTGCTATTACATCATCAACTTCTGGTGCTTCTTCTTCAGGTGCTTCTTCTCCTTTAACTCTAGTTGTAGCTATTGCTCCAACCATTTTAAGTTCTTGAATTGCTGGGTTC